GAGGAGGAAGGCGCGACCCGACCGAAAGTCTGACGGAAAGCCGAAACTATCGCCAACAGCGGATCAGGATTGACGCCGAGGCCGAGGGCGCGAACTTTGCCGATGGAACGGTTCGGAACCTGATCTGGTACAGCCCGCTCTTGCGCACGGACCTCAACGCGATCTTGGTGCAGGCTTCTTTCCTTCAGCGGTATCGCACAACGCCGCGCTATCTGGATTTACAGCTTGCCTACAAGGATGCAGACCTAGCCGTTGGCGATGTGATCTACGTTGAAAGCCATGACATTCTCGATAGCCTTGGCGATCCGACAACCGAACCTTGGCAGGTGATCGAATGGGAAGAGACGGAACCCGGCTTTTCCTATCGCGTCTTGGTGCAGTCGTTTATCCTGTATGAGCGGCCTGGGTTTATCATGGAAAACACCGCGCCGGACTTCGCAACCGCGACTGATGCACAAAAGCTAAATGCGTGTTATATTACCGAGAACACAGGCCTGATGCCGGACGGCACAACAGGCTATGTGATACAGTGAGGGACTAATGGCAAGTTGGACAAACCAAAGCACAAGCAGCCTGCTACCGGGCGAACCGTGGACAAGCGCCAAGGCGCTGGCGGCGTTTGAGAACCCAGAGGCGATTGCAGAGGGGGCTACCAATTCGCCCGTTTTATCAACGGGGTGGCACGCCTACAATCGCACGAATGTCGGGGACAGCAACACTGGTGTTTATTATAGCTTTGCAACTGACGGGGCGGTTGCGACAGCCGAAACCCCAAACTTTGAAAACAACTACGAATATCGGCTCTTAGGTGTGAATCTTGGTGTTTCAGCTAACGCATCTGCGAGTACATGGGTCGTTGATGCCCTTGTTGGGGGATCTTGGGTCAATATAGCCACTTCACCTACGGCAAGCTTCACTGTTTTCACATCAGATAGAATTGACTTTGATTGTTGGATTTGCTCGCCGCGCCGATCTCGACCGTTCGCATCTACAGTTTTTGCCGGATATTGGGATGAGGGAGGCGGGGCGGGTTTTGGCGGGTACAGAACAACGCAGTTGTCGTCTTCATCATCAATAACCAGAGCAAGGGTCCGCTACATTGGCCAGAATATAGGTCGCGGCGAGATATATTTGCTTCGCCGGAGGGAAGATTGATGGACGAAGCAGCAGCACAGGCGTTTCGCCACAACCGCGACCGCCTCTTGGCCGCGAGCGACTGGACGCAGGTTGCAGACGCACCCGTGGATGCAGCGGCATGGGCCACCTATCGCCAAGCATTGCGGGACGTGCCGCAGCAGGCTGGTTTTCCTGAGAATATCACATGGCCGGAGATGCCGACATGACAGAAAACACGCTTCCTGCTATAACGTCGCAAGAGCCTGAGCAATCAAGCATCTGGGACCGGATCGACAACGTTCGCGCGCTACGGGCAGAAATACGTCGCCTTGAGGGCGAAGTGAGACGCGCACGCCGCAGATGCGATGCGCCAAGCCTGACCACATCGACTGTAATCACCGAAGATTAACCCTCCAAATGAATGAGGCAAACAAATGGCACAGAACTACACCGCAACCCTGACGGCAGGGGCATGGACGCAGCTGACCGACGCGGATGTGTCGTCAATCACGTTCCAGAATAAGAGTGGCTATCATATCTTTGTGGCGGGAACGACAGGCGCAACGGCTCCGACGGACTTTGACGACGCGATCCGGTACAACCCCGGCCAGGGTGAGCGCAATGCTTTGCTGTCCGATCTGTTTCCCGGCATTGCGGCTGTTCGGGTTTATGCGTTTTGCCAACAGGCCGCGTCGGTATTTGTCAGTCATGCGTAGTATTGTTTCCCCTCTCGACGGCTTTGCAAGCCCGTTCGGTCCGCAGCGCGGGTTTAATCCGTTGCGCCTATTCACCAACGACGAACCCGGCGTATGGTTTGAGGCCAACGACGCGACAACCCTATTCACCGATGTTGCAGGTACGACGCCAGTAACCGCTCCCGGTGATGCTGTTGCGTTGCAGTTGGATAAGTCAGGACGCGGCAACCACCGCACCCAAGCCACAGTCGCCGCGCGGCCACTCTATGCGCTGCAACCCGTGGGGGGTGTGAGGAATTTGTTGGAATATACTGACCCAGACGCACCAGAGCCTACAAACTGGACTGATTTTTCTGCCACTGACGGTTTAGACAAATCATTGGCAACTTTAAGCAATGGTATAAATGGCATAAGATTTAATACAACAAAAGATAGACCAAGAATTTCCCAAACCGTAACACTTCTTCCAGCAACGACCTATACACTTTCACTTTATGTTGACCCCGGTTCGCTCATTACCTCAAAGGTACTACAAATTCTTCAGTTGAGTGACGCTACAGGGGATTTAACTGCTAACGCTAGTGAAGTTGATGCGGACGGACGACTTTCCATTACTTTTACAACAGGTTCAGATGTGTCTGGCGCTGTTCAATACGGCTTAGGCTTAGACGGACCTCAAACCGGTGACATAACACTAGGTGGTATACAACTCGAACTCGGCTCCACAGCCACCAACTACCAGCGCGTAGGCTCATTCCTCGACGTATCCGAAGAAGGCAAAGCCCGCCGTGGTCGCCTTTGGTACAACGGCACGTCGCACTTTATGGAAACCGGAACAATCACACCGGGGACGGATAAGGTGCAGGTCTTTGCGGGGGTGAGGAAGTTGTCGGATGCGGCGGTGGGAATCCTTATTGAAAGCAGCACAATTTCGGAGACGAGTAATGGTGCGTTCGGCATAGCGGCTCCGGGGTCTTCTGCTAAGCTTATAGCAATTTCCAGAGGCACAATCATCCGAACGGCCGGAACTACAAGCGCCGCCTACAACGCACCAACAACTCGCGTCGTGTCGGCTTTTAGTGACATTTCCGGCGACCGCGTGGCTTTGCACATCGACGGAACGCAAGTCGCCCAATCCACCGAAAGCCAAGGTACAGGCAATTTCCTAGCCTATCCCATCTATTTCGGCGCTCGTGCAGGTACGTCCCTGTTTTATAACGGCTACGAAGATACCTCAATCATCCGCTTTGGGCCTAACCTTGACGACACCACAATCAGCAAAGTTGAAAGCTACGTGGCGAGTAAGACACCTGCCGCAGAGTTGCTTATACCAGCAGGGCCGGAGTTGGTGACTAATGGGACGTTTGATACAGATGTCAGTGGGTGGAGCAGCGGCAACGGGGTGCTTACTTGGAACGCTGCTGGCTATGCTGACTTTGACAGAAACGGCGAATCCTTTGGAAATCACATCTACCAAAACATCAGCACGGTGAGCGGCAAGGTCTATCTGCTTAGCTATGACATCGTGGCTTTGTCCAATCAGGTTGATTTGCGAGTTAGAAACGAAACGGTTCAATCTGTCACAACAATTGGCACAAAGTCTTATGCGTTCGTGGCAAGCGGCGCGACGACAGAGATTGAATTTGACGCAGCTCAATCATCCTCCGCGACTTTCTCTCTCGACAACATCTCCGTCCGCCAATTCATTCCTAAATAAGAGGCCAACGCTATGATGCTCACAATAATCGTACCAGAAGCCCACATGACAGCGGCCAATCATCTAGGCATGTGCAAGGGCTACAGCGAGGCTGACGGTCTGTCCTATCGTGGTGCCAACTGGAAAGCCTCTGACGGTACCCTCTACAGCACCACCAGCCTTATGTCGTCACAGTTTGCGGCGGACCCTATGACACCTTGTGAGCGGCCTGTGTGGGACACTGATGAGGTGGTGGACTTGGGGCAAGCCACAGCCGCGCAAGGCATGATCCAGCTTTACACGCCAAGCGATCCCGACAGCGTAAAGCCAACGCTCGGACCAGACACGATCGTTGTCGTTCGCGGGCCGTTGCCGCTCGATGCGCTGGCGATGATGGGGATCAGCGCGGTGGAAAGCGAGGGGCCATGACCTGCATTGGCTCATTCCTGCTGGCCGCATGGATCAACGGCGTGGCGCTGAAGTGGGCCGACTATCCGCTGCTCGGGTATTACACGAACGGGCGCGACAGGGTGGCAACCGCGCAAGCCGGGTACATCTGCTATGGTGGCGAGGAAACATGAACCGCATCGCATATATCCCGTATCGCCTAGCGTTCGATCTGGTGAGCCTGATTAGCCGGATGCTCAACGCGATCGTGTTCGGCGGCAGCACGGCGCAGACGCTGTCAGCGCGGGCCTACATTGACGGCCAGGATAACGTGTTCTGGGAGCGTATCGGACAGGGCATAAACCTGCTATTCTTTTGGCAGGAAAACCACATCGCGGACGCTTGGGCCTCGGAGGTTGAGCGGGCGCGATACACACTAGAGCGGCTAGAGGCGACCTATGACCGAGAACATCCTTAAATTTTGGCCCATCCTTGTCGGTTCCGTAGGCTTCTTGGTCTGGCTCATTCGACTGGAGGCACGCAGCGTGGAGAACACGAAAGAGATTAAGCGGCTCTGGAACCAGCGCAAAGAGGATATGGACCTTGCGA